AAATAACCTAAATACAGCTATTAGTGATACAAGCAATTATGTATCACAAACAAGCAATTTAATATCAAGTAACCTAAATCTAGCTATTGATGATACAAGCAATTATGTATCACTAACAAGCAATTTAATATTAGCTAATTTAATTTCAGCTATTTATGATCAACAACAACAAATTGATACGTTAAATGGTAGGTTAGTAGTATTAGAAAATTCTATTAGCGGAGGCTCATAATATAAATTAATAAATTTTTATTACCATAATATATTTATTGTTTTTTATTTAACATATTATTATAACGTATTCGTTTTATATATCGTGGAGCTGTTTAGGGGGAGATAAAGATTCCAATTAATGTAATAAATAATATATCATTTTTGTTGTACATAAATCATATAAATTAAAAATAAATAATAAATATATTTATTAAATAAACAAAAATATAATACAATATACAAATAAATAAGATAAAATTATTGTAAAATATCTAATTTATTTGTATATAATTAATATAAGATATTAAATAGAGTAATATATATATATATATAAAACATGAATTATAATATATTACATTTTGATTCATCAAATATTAAGATATTAAATGATATAGAAACAATATCTGGAATATTCAAAGTAAATGGTATTGATAAATTTGAAGAAACTTCTAATTCAATAATTTTAACGTCAAATAATATTAGCGATCGTATTACAAATTTAAATGCAGATGATATTGCTGATGGTACAGAAAATAAATATATTATAAATAATATATATTCGGATGATTTAACAGTTTCTGGTGATTTTACTATAAATAGTGCTAATAAAAATACAACAATAAAATCTGTTTTATATTCATCTAATTATGTGGAAATAATAAATCATTCTTCAAATACAGCATTTACTATAAAACAATATAATGATATAAATGATGTATTTAGTGTATTAAATACAACTGAAGAAGTATTTAGTATAATTAATAATGGAAATGTAGGCATAGGTACATATCCTATGAAAAAATTAGATGTTGATGGAGATATTAATTTTACAGGAAAATTATATAATGGTAGTAGTGAATTTATTAATTCATATATGTTAAAAAATGGTGATGATATATTATTTACAAGCAATATTAAAATAAGCGGAGATTTAACAACTGAAAAATTAGAATTAAATAATACAGATGGTCATTCTGATATTTTTATAGCAAGTAATACAAGCAAAGAAGTATTTAGTATAATTAATAATGGAAATGTAGGCATAGGTATTACAAATCCAGATTATTCTTTACATGTTGATGGTAATATTAATTTTACAGGAAAATTATATAATGGTGAAAGTGAATTTATTACTTCATATATGTTAAAAGATGGTAATGATATATCATTTTCAAGCAATATTATAATAAACGGAGATTTAACAACTAATAAATTAGAATTAAATAATACAGATGGTGATTCTAATATTTTTACAGCAAGTAATGCAAGCAAAGTAGTATTTAGTATAATTAATAATGGTAATGTAGGTATAGGCATTACAAATCCAGATTATTCTTTACATGTTGATGGTAATGATGGTATTTTAATACCCGCTGGTGAAACAAGTGAACGACCCATTGGAGCAATACTTAAAAAAGGTGTTATACGTTATAATACTGAAAATGATCAGTTTGAAGGTTATGGACCAGGTTATTCATGGGGTTCTCTTGGTGGAGTTAAAGATGTTAATGGTGATACATATATTAGTGCTGAAAATAATCCAGGTGATAATAATGATGAACTTGAATTCTTTACAAGTAATTTTGAAAGAATGGTTATTAATAAATTTGGAAAAGTAGGCATAGGAACAACAATTCCAGAGGCAATATTACATGTTGTTGGTGATATTATAGCAACAAATAAAATTACCTCACATTTTTCTGATGAAAGACTTAAAACAGATATTGAATTGATACCAGACCCTCTAAATATTATTGAACAACTCAACGGCTTTTATTATAAACCAAATAAATTAGCTAATTCATTTGGAATAGAAAGTAATCATAGAGAACTAGGTTTAAGTGCACAAGAAGTTAATAAAGTATTACCTGAATTAGTAGATTTAGCACCATTAGATATAATGCATGACGAAAATAATAATATAGTATCTAAATCAGGAGAAAATTATCTAACAGTATCTTATGATAAAATGATTCCTGTAATAATAGAATCTATTAAAAAACTAAATAGTGAAATTAAATTGTTAAAAGAAGAAAATAAATTATTAAAAGAAAGCATTAAAAAGAATTCTTAGATACTAATAATACCATCAATCAAAAGTTAGCAAACATTTTGTTTTTATAATATCATGATTGATAACATTATTTACTTTTTGTTTACACAAATTATTTTCAATCATTTTTTTATAAATATTATCGTAATTATTTATTGCATATGTTATTATATTATTATTGAATATCCATCGAAAAAAGTTAAGTTGTCCAACAGTCGTTTCAATATAATCAGTGCGTTCATTATTAATAAAAAATGTTATTCTATGGTGTCTTCTGAAAGAATCAAAATTAAATTTACTATATGATTTTAATTGTGCGCGATAATCTTGATATAAATTAATTTTACGAATGTTTTTTTTATACTCTTTTGAATCATCTAAATAAAAATCTTCTGGATAATAATCGTAAATAGTTTTATTATCATCAATCCAGTAATAAATATTATTACATTTAGAATAATGTGTTACCAACCATTCAATAATACGTAATGATAATTTATGATTACCATTAATAATATTTTTAAGTGTAATTTTGTATTCAGTATTTTTATTATAAAAATCTGTTAACGATGATAATAATAGGTTTTGACCTAAATCACACATATCTTAAATAATCTTTATTACATATTCTTTAAGTAATAAATATAAAAAATAAATTAAAGCATAATTAATAAGATGGTGAGCTACCAATTTCTAATGTATTTTGGCGTAAATCGGGCTCAATAGTGCTAATTAACCATGGACCAACGGCATTTTGTGGATTAGGTATTTCAGAACGTAATTGTAAATTAGCGTTTCTTAATGATTGACCAACGGTATTAACACCAACATGATATCCTGCTGTTAAATAATTTTGGTCACCTACATTACCTCCTCCGGATGGATTAATACTTGCCCATTTGCTGTCAGCAGCGTCTTTGGGTAATAAATCATCGGCGGTTAATCTATCACGAGGATAGCATGCTTGCATGCTATCAGAAGATTCTTCTTGCCCATCATATGAAGCATATGGTCCGTCACCACTAACAGATTGCATAGATACATTGGTTTCTTTTTCAGGTTCTGAGTTTTGTTTAAATACTTCATTGCCACTTGGTTCAGAAGCACTATAATTACCTATACCTGAAGAAGCCATTGATGGTTCGCGCTGCATATTGTCTACATCAGCAACTGAACCACCTTGGCTATTTGCGAATCTTTCATAATAAAATGGTTCAGGAACATTTCCACTTATTCCACCTTCCCCCATTTTGTTCATTTGCATTGAACGAGAATTATTACATTTGGAGTTATAGGTTAATAATAATAATAGAGATAAAAGCAATAAAATTGCTATTGAAAACGATATTACTACACTTTTATTAGCACCCATATTTATACTATATATATCTATCTATTATTTACAATAGATTATATTTAAAATATTTTATAATAATCTAATTATTTTTTCTTCTTGTATTATTAATAACTCATTAATATTATTTAAAAGGTTATTTGCTTCTTTTGTATTTCCGAGTTCTTTAATATCCTTAAATTTATCTTTAATATTTTTATAATCCTCTTGATATTCTTCAATTAAAGCATTATATTTGCTTATTTTAGACTTAGTATTTTTACCTAATAATCTTACTCTATCATCAATCTTATCGATTATATCATCTATACAAAACCACTCACTAGCATCATTTTGAATATCTGTTATATCCAAAGATTTTATAAGCCATTTATTAGAAGTATATTCGCTATAAAAATATAATCCTATATATTCAATTGTTAAATTAATAATGCATTTTTTATAATTATTATTTTCTTTAAGCATGGTTACAACATTATCAATATCATTTATATTAAGATTATTATAAAAAATATTATTAAACTCTTTATTTGTTATTATTACATTTATTGTTTTTGTTTGATCACAGAAACTCTTTGTATATAACTCATCTACATCACTTTTTTTAAAACTTTTACCGAACCATTTATTAGATTCTTTTAATATTTCATCTGCGATATCATTATCTATTTTAATTAAATCATTAATAGTATCGTTATTTGTTTCATTTGATATAAATAATGTTAAACTATATCCTTTGCCATTTAATAATTTTTTTATACCTTTAATTTTAACATCAGTAATTGAAAGTTTTATAGAGTCTTTTGATAAAGATATAAATTTATTATCCTTTTTATATGGAGTTTTTAACATCACTTACTTCTCTTTATAAATAATCTTAACACTTTTTTATATTAATATTTTACAAACAAAAAAATAATTAACTAATTTTATATGGAATACTATTAATAATAGTAGCTTTGGGTTTGGTTGTCATAAACATATCAGTGGGAGAAAATGGTATTAATGCATTTTCTAAAATATATCTAAACATATCTTTTGGTGTTTCATTAACTTTAATATTTTCCCGATAAATATTCATTAATATTTGTTCTATATCTAGTACTTTTTTTTCACATTTTTTTGTTGGAACATCATAATATTTACCCCAACCATACGCTTTTGTTAAAAAAGCATTAATTATGCGAGCATAATCACGTATAATTAATTTACTATTTTTTTTTAGTTGAACAGGAGTTTTAATACCTTTGGATAACCCAAAATCATATATCATCATATTATATCCACATGCTTTTAAATAGTATTTTTTTCCATCAAATTCATATTCATAATATCCTTTTTCATTATTCATTTGATATAAAAAATTACCATAATGAGCATCATTATGAACATACCCTACTAAGTTTTGAAATGTTCCAATTGATATAAATACTTGAAATAATAAATTACACATTAAATTCATATTACCAGCAATATCTCTTTTGGCAACTAATGTTTTTAAGTCACCATGAGCTAATTCATTGATGGATACTAATTTTAATTTACTAGGCATTATAATTTTACTACCTTTATAATTTATTAGCGAATCTCTTTTACAAATTGCATGTTTATAAACAGCAGCAAAATGTTTAGTTTTCTTAGTTAGTAATAATTTATCAGTAATTTCTCTCATCAATTTAATTTCTTGCAAATTGTCTTTTGTAGGAGCCATAACTTTTGATACAATAGAAAACCCCCCTAAACTTTCCTTGATGCTTGATAAATATATTGCTCCATAAGCACTTTCAGTACCTATTTTTTTTACTAAATCAATAACATTTTTAATAGTATATCCGAGTTTACCATCTTTGAATATCTTTGTATCTAAACAATCATTTTTATTTATGCTATTTAAACGTGTTTGTAAATATTTAGAAAATTTAACACGATTATTAAGTGTAAATTTATTAGTAATTAACTTATTTTTAAGAAATCTTTGTATACGTTTGGCTTTTGAATTTTTTTTTGATATTGAGTTTCTGGATACTTCTACAAACGCAGGAGTTTTAGATTCTGCTTTAACAACATCATTTATAAAAACCTTTTTTGATATACTCTTAGGTTTTTTAGAGATGCTTTTAAGAATTTTAATTTTATTGGGTTCTTTTTTAACATCATTCTTCTTTTTGGGTTCCTTTTTGACCTCATTTTTTACTTTTACAGCAGGTTTTCCCTGTATTTTCAAGACTTTTTCGTGGTCAACAGAACCTTTTCTTGGAAAACACCATTTACTTTTGCCTTGATTATATATTTTTAATGCGTCGGTATATTTCATTGTATTTGCTATTATATTAATAGGTAATTATTTATTAATATAATTATGTCATCTTTTGAAAAAAATGATGAAGATAGTATTGATAATGAAAATAATATAATTGATATTTTAGTTGAATATGTAAAAGATGAACTATTAAAATCAAATATTAGATATGAAATTGTTAAACCTATATTAATTTACTTACTTTATTATTTGATACCATTTATTCTGTTTATTATATTATTAAATTTTATATCAACAATAATAGCAATATGTATTGTATTTAAATATTTATTATAAAATAGAATGATAAATAAAATATCAGGTGGTACAAATATATCACCATTAATATCATCTATGATTTTACTTAGTACTAGATTATCAATGGATAAAGGAAAACTAATGACGGATAGCGTAAAATTATCTACAAGAGCTCCAAAAAAAATATTATTAAAAACGGTAAATATATTAACTTATAAAAAGCCACATGTAAAACCAGAACCAGTCAAAAAGGTCAAAAATGTTAAATCTACTAAAAAAAGTAAACCTAATAAGGAAAAAACAAATGTTAATGTTAAATCAAAAAAATCAGTAAAAAAAAATAAATCTAAAAAAATGAAAGGTGGTGGTAAACAAGATTTTTTTGAATAATTAATATTCCATACCCTTATTTTTGTTAATATTAATAATAGACTCGCTAATTAATTTATTGTAATTAGTTTCTTTATTTTCATTATTAATAATAAACCATCCTCGTTTATATAAACAAGCATTTGTTTCAAAAGGTTCACGTTCAATAGTATATAATAACCCTTTATTAAATATAACAATATTATCTGTTTGCATTTTTATTACATAATAAGTGCGAAATTTTATATCATTTTTTAATAATTTAATAATTAAAAATGGATGAAGAAATTGTTGAAGAATTTCGCGAATTATTTAATTTTGATAAAGCCAAAAAAAATGTTATTTTAAATAAAATAATAACAGATAATATAATAACTGGTGATAAAATAGATATATCTGATGATGTTTATAAGGATACTGGAATACAAGAATGGGCTTCAAAAATACCTACATTGGAAGGTAGTAAATTGTTAATAAAAAAATTAATTAAAAATCCAATAAATGATAGAGAATTATTAATATATAGGCAAAAATCTTTTGTAGATTATGATATTGATATTGAAATATTAAAGGATTATGAAGATGATATATTATGGATATATAAAATATCGGATGAGATTAGTGATAATTCTTCAATAGAAATATTATTTCCATCATCTTTCATATTAAGTTATATTAATTATTTTGAATATCTATTGGATACTTATCATATGTACAAAATATATTTTATACCAATTACATCTATATTATATCCTGTGACTACTTTTTTGGCACCATATTTCTATTTAAATAATTATATGAAAATGAATATAAGTTTTTCAAGTTATATTAATACTATTTATTATATAATTTCAGTATTACTAAAAACATCGGGAAATTTCCGGCAAGATTTAACTAAGTTTGTAACACTATTTTTATATGTAGGTATTTATCTTTATAATATGTATCAAACATATGAAATAGCAGTATTTTTATATAATACCAAAGAAAAATTACATGATAAGATGGAAGGATTGGTTAAATTCGTTAAGCATTCCCTCAATATAACAAAAAATGTATCTAAAAATGTATTAGATGCTTTTTTTACAATAGAAAAAAACTTTGATCATCTTGATATTAATAATAGTATGACAGATATTTACAAAATATGGAAAGATAAACAGCTAAAAAATAAAGTATCCGCTTTATTAAAAACAATATATGGTATTGACGTATTATATTCTATCAATAATTTACTTTTGAAAGAAGATTGGTCTGTACCATATTATAATGATACTGAAACAACCCTATGGAGTGCAAAAAATCCAGTATTAAGCGAAGAGCAAGTAAGTAATCCAATAAACTTAGATAGAAATATAATTGTTACTGGGCCAAACGCTGGTGGTAAAACTACTTATGTAAAAACAATTTTATCAAATGTCATATTAAGTCAGACATTTGGTATAACATATAGTTTGAAATCTAAAATGATATTATATGATACAATAAATTCATTTATGAGAGTATCAGATGAATTAGGAAATAAATCATATTTTGAAGCAGAAGCTGAATATTGTTTAAATATGATAAATAAAGCTAATGAAATTAGTAAATATAATAAAAGGGGGTTATTTTTAATGGATGAACCTATGCATTCTACGCCACCAACAGAAGGAATGGCAACAGCATACGCAGTTATTGAATATTTAAGTAAAATGTCTGGTATATCCCTAATCATTACCACACATTTCCATAAACTAATAAAATTAGAAGAATTATATCCAGATAAATTTATTAATATCTCGGTTGACGCTATTCCACAGGATAATAAATATTACTTTCCTTATAAAATTAATAAAGGTCATTCATATTTATGTATTGCGATTGAATTGTTAGATATTAAAGATTTCCCAAAAGAAATAATAGATAATGCGATTAAAATGAAAAACAAAATATGTTATAATTTTAATAAATAATGTATAGTTTCTTATTTAATCAAACTTATATCAGCATTTTTGTTATTGCTTTACTTATGTTTTTAATAATGTTTTTATGGCGAAAATTAACTATATTAGAAGGTAATTATTTTTTACTTGAAAAACGTGTTAATATTATTAAAAAAGAAGATAGAACTGAACAATTATCTAAAAATCTAGAAAATTCTGATGCTGTTATGAAAGAAGTTTTTAAAAATAATATAAAAAGAACTTCTTGTAATATTGATGATATCGTGTGCAATATTCCTAAGGACATTAATGCGGAAGAGTATATTATGGAGGATATTGAGAATAATATTGATATAACAATTGTAGATGTTGAAGATGCTAATAGTAGCAAGGGGTCTGTAAATATAGTTAAAGAAATTGTTGAAAATGATATTATTAATGAACAAGAACTTGTATCACATATTGAAGATATAACAGGTACAGGTTGTACATTAGAAACAGCTGATGAAGCTACAATAGAATTTGCTGATACTAATGATAATGCTTCAACAACTTCGGAAATAACTTTTAATAGTGAAGACGATAAAACACTAAGTAAAAAATTTAAAGCTATGAATATGGAAAAGTTACGTGAAGAATGTAAAAACAATTCATTAAGTACAGAAGGAACTAAATCAACATTAATAGCTCGTATTATTGATAATATAAAAAAACAAAAATAAAAAATATTGTATTTCAATAGATAATTATAATAATAATGAGTTTTCATTCTACAACAGAACTAAAGCTTCAATGTCCAATAAAAATGTCTGATGGGAGATCATTTACTGATTACCGTCCAAGATGCATGGTCAATTCTGAATTAATGACAGATGTATCAAATAATAACATGATTAAAAGTAGCTATGAAAGCAGAGTATTTTTACAAGAAAATGCCGAAAAATTAATGGAACGCAATAGATTAACATTTTTAGAACATCTTGCACCATGCGCACCTTGCAATAGACCATTTAATGAACCTGGTACTATGTATCCTGAAAGATATGTAGTAAAATGTACTCCTACAAGCTGTGAAAAGATTGAAGTTAACAAGTATGGTTTAGGAACAAGCACCAGAGTACATCTCTAATTTTTTATTAAATCATAAATAATTCTATATATACATTATAGAGATATAATAATGATTTTTGATGATCAACATATAAATTTAAAGGTAACTTTTTACAAAGATTATTCTAAAATAAAACTAACAGGAAATGTTAAGAATCCAGGTCAATATAAGAATATAGTAATTATGGCACCAAATCCTATTGATAGAATGTCAAATTATTCTGGTTCTGGACTACCATTTCCTAATAATGAAATAGCATTTCAAAATACACCAAATCGCGAAGATATAACTGATTCTGGTGTTATAAATACAGAATTTTACTATCCTAATAGTTTTTATATGCCCGATGGTATCAGTAAAATTGTATCTTCTGTATTTTTACAATTAATAAATAATGATGATGTGGTATCACATGTTTATTATAAATTACACGATATCAATGTATTAAGAACACTTGTTAATAGAGAGTCTAGAAAAGGTCCTGAGTTTTATGGTGCCAAAGATTATATCCTTCCAATAGCAACCTCAGAAAATGTAATGAAAGCATATTCCAGTACTAAAATTGAGCACGATATCGCATAATCTATTCAAAAGTTAATTTTGTAAGACATCCCGCTGTATAGCTTAGTAATGATAATATTACAATTATAATTAAGTAAGTTAATTTCGCTGTTTTGAATACATCACAATATTCAGTAAAATATAAGTATATTTCAAATATTGAAATCTTAACTAACATTCCAAGTAATATTTCAAAACCCAAGAGATATCCAAACATAAAATTAATAACAATATGTGACATTAAATAAATTTTATTTTCAAATATATTATTATTGGGATTGGGATAAAAAAAATCATCAAAATAACTTATTCCATGTATACATCTTAAAAATGTAAATGTAAATGTTGATAATATAACAGCAGTCAAATACATGTAAAAATATATTATATTCATTTCTTTTCTATATATATAAAATTTTATATTTATTTTTGATAATACTTTTTTTTAGATATTTATCTACATTGCTATTTAAGTTTTTCTTTGAATAATAAAATAAAATACCTTTATTTAATACATCTTGTTTAAATGTCTCAAAATATGTTTTAACATCATTTGTTGTTATGTCTGTAAATAATTTATAGTATTCTTTATTAGTCAAAATTTTTTTATTAAAAAGAAAGTGAGTATTATAATCATTATTAAATGATGTTAAATTATGAAACTTTTTGTTTTCAAACTTAAATAGTTTGGTATTTTTAGCATCTTCCACATCTTGATTTGTTATTTTATAAGTTTTTAATATTTTAATAATTTCATTAATGAGTATCGGGTAATTTTTAGCTTCACATTGTGTATAAATATAATAATATGATGATCTTGCATTCATTATATCAATATTATATGACATACCAACATTATATATGATACCAAGATTAGTTCTAAGTATTTTATAAAATATACCAGTGTGAAAATTAAATAATATTGTACTTAATATATTAAGTATAATATTTTCCTTTGATAGATATTCTATTTTTTTACAAACATATAATCTGACTATCACATTATTATTATGTTTATTTTCAACATGTATCATTTTAAATTTATCATTATTATATTGGAGTATCGGATATATATTACTACATTTATTATATCTTTTAATTTTTCCAAAATATTTTTTGACATTTACTTGTGTTTCCCTAACCTTATTTTTAGGACATGTAATACTTATCAATAAATTTTTAGAACATAATTTATTTTTGATAAATTTATGTATATCTTTCATAGTAAATTTTTTTACCTTTTTAATATGACTTTTGTAATCACGCATATAAAAGTATTTTGGATGCAAATATTTAAATATTTTTGTATCAAACTCATATTCCACATCAGAAGTCATATTATTAAGCTCTTGTACAATAGCATACTTTTCTTTTTTTGCTATTTTTTTATCAACATAAAAGTTTCTAATAGTATTAGACAATATATCCATATAAAAATCTAAATCTTTATATAAACCATTAATATATACACTCATATAATATTCATTAACATATGCATTACTATACCCACCTCTTTTCAATATTTCATTATTAACATATTTTGAGCTTTTATATTTTTTAGATGTTAATCTACCTAATAAATGTTCATAATAATGTGTTAATTCACTTATATCAGGAGTTTCATGATTATATCCCAATAAGTAGTTAGCAGATATATGAGTTAATTTCGTGTCCAATGGTATTATAATAACTTTAATGTCATTATCCAATACATATTTTTTGAATTTAATATCCATTTATCTATAAAAATGAGTACATAATTTAAAAAATATCTTGAAAATCTAAAAGTTTATAAAATTATTAGAAAAATAAAATTATGTACTCATTTTATTTAAAAAGTGACTTATAGTTATAATAATGGAAAGCAATAATACAGAATGCACAAGTTATTATCAATGACGAATGTATTAAACAAATGAAAGAATTGAAATCAGATAGTGTTGATAAATGGATAAGTGAATGTTCAATTTTAGACTTAATAATAAATCGTATCATATCAATAATATTTTATATTTTTTATGTAATATTCTTATTATGTTAATATAAGAATTATTAAACTTAATAAAAATATATTATGATATTAAGTTAATGTCAATTTTAAATGAATGTTGTATATAATTTAACTTATAAATGTTCTTAATGTACTAATATTAATATTTTAAAAAATACTAATAAAAATTATTCTAAAATCTATAAAATAAAACAACATAATTGATAATGGATTTATTAGAAATGAAATCATATTTTATGTTTATTAAAAATCAATTAAAACAATATGAAACAAATTTTTAAAATAAATAATATGATATGAATACTGATGTGTTATAATAACCACTTAACTACCTAACATAAATTCATAATATTTTATATTTCTATTAGGTTTTATTCCTGAATATCCAAATAATTTATTATTTGGAATATGATTTAACCCTTCAAAAAATCTATGATGATAATCTTTTGTCGTTGTAATTGCTTTATTTGCTTGCACTAATATATCAAAATAACTTGGTCTTTTAAATCTAACGCTTTGAAAAGTACTACCATCTTCTTCACCAAAATAATTATTATAAACATCTATAAAAACAACATATTTATCACTTTTAAATTTACTAAATAAATAATTATCAATACAATAACTTACATAACAATAATCTATAAAAATATACTCTTCATATTTATAAATATTTAAATGTTTCAAATTTTTATTGAGTTTATTTATTTTTTTATTTAATATACTAATTTTTTTATTAATATCATCTGTTATATTATCTAATATTTTTTCTACTAAATCGTCAGTTAGTAAATCTAAATAGTTCATAGTAATATTACTTTATATTAAATAATCAATTTTTATATCTAGTATCTTCCATTAGCACTCAATAAAATTATAAAAATAAGTTAATAAATATAATCTATTTCTTGATATTTTTTAGCTCATTCATTATATATTTTCTTACATTTGATATTCTAAAAAATTCATAATTAAATGAGAATGAACGAATAAGTTATTAATACTACCAAAATAGCTAAAGTCATATATTGTCAATAATGTAAATATTTCATAACATTTTATTATATCCCAAGGAGATTCTATTTTTAATACATATAATAACAAATTCATTAAATGTGTTAATATTAATGCATTTTTTGTAATATTTTTATAATAAATATAATAAAGTTGTAAGGAATATAATGTATAAAAAAATCTAATATCGCGTTTTAATACTAGATTATCACAGCCATTTTTTATACTATCTATTTTACGAAAATAATGTACAAAACTCGTCCCAAATAAAAAGATATATATATTTGTAATACAGGATATAATATATAAAATAAATAAATATGATATATTATTATATCCAATATAATATTCAATATCATGCACAGCTTGTGTTACTTTAACCATTAGTATAGCTAGTAGCGTTTTCTTATAGAAATTATTTGTTGTCAAAGTAAATAGAAATAGATTTCTAAATGCTTTATTATAATATATAGATAGTAAACCTAGAACTTTGCCAAAATAATAAGCCCAATATGGATAAACACAATAATGAACCTTCATGATAACTCTTAAATCCTTATTTTCGTTATTTTGATTATATATATAGTGACATTCGCGATGAAAATCAAATGCTACCACATCACCTTTCTTCACAATTTTATTTTCAGGTATCATATTAAAACATGTTACAACATTGCTATTATCATCCAAACCAATGATTAGTCTGTAACAGGAAGCAAAAGGAAATAAATAATATGGACCATCAATATGTTTAGTATAAAAAATGGTATCTGATGTATTTTCATCTTTTGTACATTGAGGTGCTGTAACATAAATTTCATTCATATCATTTAATATATCAATATTATGATTTTTTGATAAATTATTTTTAAACATATTTATAATATTATCATTTGTAGCCAATTTTAAAAATAACATTGATATATCAGTTGGTAATTTATTATACCATATATGTGTTGATTTATTGTTTGATGGATTTTGAGATATTACCCATTCTCTTAATTTGTTTATATCATCTTTTTGAGGTAATTTTGTTGAATATACTTTATTTTTTTGATTTATCCATGGAAAATAAATAAGCATAATTCTATATAATATTATATATTTATTTATTATATATGAAAAAGCATGAAAAAAAATTATGAAGTGTGGATTTTTTAAAAAGAAGATTATTATATATTCAAAGACTTAATGTGTATAAATATATTATGAAAATTAAGTAAGATTTTTTATTCAATTTTATCTCTATTCTCAGGTAATACATATGGTATTTCCAAATAGTCAAATATATCCTTTTCAGATTTTATTTTATCAGTTGTATCTATTATTTCCCCATTTTTATCTTTTAATCCATACTCGGATAATGATAAATTTTTTTTCTGTGCAATACGACGCATGTAAATATTAAATTGATATGAACCTGTAAAGTAAAGCAATGCATAATAATAATACGAAGGGTCAGCTATTAATATATCAATACGTCTCGCAGGCAATTCAGGAGATAATTTACACAATCCCATAAATTTATTTTTACCATTTGCAAGCGTTTCTATAATATATCCGGATGACTTTAACTCTGTGATAAGATTTTTAAGTTCTAAGTCTGGTCTATTCTTTATTAATATATCAATATCTCCCATATTAATGTTTTGACGTCTGTAACTACCAACTAATTCAAATTCAATATCCTTATAAGTCTTATTAAATGTCTTATTAATAATATCATAATGTTTTTTTCCTTCATACATTGGAATACGCTGTATCATATCATCATAGTATTTTAAACCTATTTTTTGTTTGTCATTTAATAGTTCAGGCTTTTCTTTAAGTTCTTCAAATGAATTTACTTTTTCCATTAAGTCTTTAATTTTTACAGGTCCTACACCATATAAATTAGCTAATTTACGTTTTAGTGAAAACTTGTGATATGCCAATGCTTTTTCAACTGCGTTTATTTTTCCTGTTTCAAAGTATTCTTTTATTTTATCTTTTATTTTATCACCAATTCCTTTAATATTAGCAAAATCATCTAAATTATTTAACATATCTGTTGACATTTCAATAGAATTTATTACCTTATTATATGCACGTGCTTTGAATGGCTGTTTATTTAGTGTCTCATATTCTTCGAGTAGTTTAAGATTTTTAATGATTTCTTTTTTAGGTTCAATTTTTGGTTTTTTTAGATTTTCTTTATTAATATATCTACCTGTCTTAGGATTAATTTCTTTACCTTCCTTGCAGACTTTTTGCATTACCTTTGATATATTAATATAAAAAATATATATTCAATTTTTATTTTAAATAGATAAAAACATATAATGTGATTCGTGTGTCTGTGCGTGCGTCTGTGCGTGCGTCTGTGCGTGTGTCTGTGCGTGCGTCTGTGTATTGTTTTGTTTATTTCTTGGTCTTTTATTGGAGTAAAGGGTTCACCAGGCGTGGTATATAATCACAACGAGAGTATCCATACACAAGCTTCATTTTGTCGCAGTTCTTAGATACTTCCTTGATAAACTTCCTGAAACGCACGAGTTGCTTGCAATCATTAAGAGTGATCTTGTTATTTTCTTTGATTGCTACATCAATCTCTTGTTGAAGACCATTGATTTTACTGATGAAATACGCCTTAGATACTTCAACAATAGTCGCATAGTAACCCATTGACTCTTCAATAAATTCAAGCTCCTTATGTTGCTTCACCAAGGCAGACTTATACTTGGCTTTCAAAACCATATTATCTAGAAAGTTGACCCTCAGTTTATCATTCCATTCTTCTGCTCTTCGAATATTGTTCCTCATATGCCCTATCTCAATTGATTCAAGGTGGTTGATGTCCCGATAGAATGTGAAGAGACTTTTGAGGTAATTGTTATCCAAAGCTTTTAGTATAGTGTGCTTTTCCTCGTACTCAACAGCTTCTTTCAACCTTACATCAGCATTGCGTTTTGCTACTTTGTAAAGTTCATCAGATAGTTTTAAGTTGCGAGTTTGTAAGTTGTTGGTTATATACTCCTTGATAAGAGTATCTTCGCCCTTCTCAACACGCTTCTTCATATTATTATCTGTTTTTTCTTCCTTAATAAAGTTGCTGTTAATTAATGTTAGAGTTCTGTATGCCTGTTCGTACTCATCCATACAAGGGTTGTCATTAGGATTGCGTGGGATTACAATGCCATTCTCTCGCATATACCTGAAATACTCAGGATTGTGAAGGATACCGGACGTTTTGATATGCAACGTCTTCCAATCAAATGTGGTATGGCACGATACGCACCACATCTGATCACATCCGTTCACTTTCATGATAGAGATGTTGCACTTGGGGCATGGTTTGCTCTCCTTCTTTATCAGCTCAACAGTATCAATGTCCTCCTGCTTGCATTCGTGTTCATCTTCTTTGATAGTATGACAATGCTTACAGGTCTCCTTGTCACATATAGAACATATCCAGTTCGCATCAACGAAGCCATTACATTCATTGTTTTCACAAGGAAACTTGTATTGCTTGATAACGCTCTGTTGGACTTTCATACCTTTCAAAGCTGCGATTTGGCTATTGTAGAAGGTAACACGACCTGTCATTAGTCCCCTTTGTTCAAAATGTTCAAGAGTTCCAGGAACTAGCTTGTTTTCATGGACGTCCTTTTGGAAGATATTTTCCAGGGTTGTAATTTTTTCCTGGATAGTCCTGATATTCTTGCGTTTCTCGACCTCGGGTAGAGAGCGAGGCACAAGAATCATCTCTTCCTTGAAAATAAGTTCCTTTATGTCTGTACGATAGAGCTTGTCAATGTACGACTTGCCGAGGAAACTAACAAGGATAGACCTGGGAAGCTTCTTCTTGCAGTTCATACAGTTCTTCTCTGTCTTCTGCGATGAATTGATGTGGTACTTGATACAGGTAGTACAACACTCAAACTCACAATGGGGACATTTTTTGATGTGCGTCTTAGGTACTTCGAATACACAAACCATGCACTCTACCATATTACAGGCAGAAGCGGTTGAAGTAACGGAAGTAACAGCTGTAGTTGTAGCAGACATGTGTTTGGTATCCTCTTTTGCACCAGTAGCTATCAATTTTTTTATATACCTGCACATATCTATCCTGAAAGCCTTCTTATTAAGTAAAAAAATGATTTAATTATTTAAATATATTAATAAATATAATGATATGGAAATTAGAAGATTGGCAATTTCCATGTTATAATGTTAATAATGGTAGATGTAAGGCATTATTAAAATGGAATAATTCTAAGAATATAATATATGAAGAAACTACAAATAATATAATACCAATATTATCATTAAAAAGACCACATTCACGTGCATTTCATTTATCAACTATCTTAATTATAGTAATATTTATTACACAATTTCATTTAATATCATTTGATTTTATTAAAATTTCATATCATAAAGAAAAATCAAATGAAATAATAAAAAAAAATTTAAGATATTCTACAATATATTTATATATTGGTGCTACAATATCAAGGGCAATATTTGGTTATATATCAGATAGAATTGGTGTAAGATTATCATATTGTTTTATTATAATTATATCGATAATTAGTGGTATTATTAATATAATTTATGAAAATAATATATTGAAAATGCTAAATGGGTTTATATCAGCAGGATTTGTACTTTCAGAAATATGGGTAATTACAATGTTTGATACAAATATATTAGGTATTACAACCGGTATATTAGGTGGTATAGGAAATTCTGGTGTAGGTATTATTTATTCATTAAATTACTTTGCTATAAAAAATCTAGATAAAATATATCTAGATTATTATATATACTGGCCCTACATATTGTTAGCATTATTTATATTTCCAATATATTATTTATCTGATGATTGTCCTTATGGTAACTATATTGAATTGAAGAGATTATATAAAGAAAGACACGACGATATAGAACAAAATATAGATAATACTATTTATAGTAATAATGATACAAATTATTCGTTAGATAATAATATTAATATTGAAAATATAGTAGCTGATATTTCATTTACCACAAATAATTTTTTAAAAACTTTTAAAAATGCTAAAATAATATCTTTATGTTTAACTTATTTGTATAGCTTTGGTTTAGAATTAACACTATATTCAAATTTGCCAATTTTATTAAAAATAGAAGACACAATAAAACTAAATAAAAGAATATATTTAGTTATTATATTTTCATCGATAAATTTAATTGGTAGACCATTGGGTGGTTATATTTGTGATAAAAATTATGCAATATTTAAAATTATAGGTAAAATAAAACAATTATTAATATTTACTTTAATAAATATTGCTATTGGTGTTATTATTAATAGTCATATGCACGAGTATTATCATAATAATGAAAATTATTATAAGATTACATTTATTTTAATCATATTATGGAGTTTTACTAATAATTTGATACAAGGAACTATAATAGGAATAATTCCACATATAGATTCAAGTAACATTGGAGTAATTTTAGGCTATATAGCTTCATTTGGAACTATTGGTGGAATATTGGGAAATATACTATTTATATATTTAAGCAACTATAATGCAATAAGATTTATAAATGTTTTTGGTTTAATTACAATATTTCTTAATATGTTAATATTACTTTAATTATATTTAAATATATATAATTAATAAATTATAATATGAATAAACAAACAAAAAATGATATATCTACAAAAACAAATGATAACAAAGTTTCAAATAATTTTTCAATGATTAAATTATGGAATTTCTTAAAAAGCAAAAGTATAAAATCAAGAAATATTAAAAAAATACAAACACCATATAAAGTTAAGGATATTTTAGAACAAAGCTCTGATAATGATTCAGATAAAACAGATGTTGAAAAAGAATTTAAATATACTGATGATAGAGTACGTAAAGCAAATTCAACAAAAAGTAATAATAGTAATAAATCTAATGGAAGTGATAAACCCAAATATTATAAAAGAGATAAAAGTTTAGATATTATTAGAAATAATAATGACGAATATGAAGTAGTATTACCTTATCAGAGATATTTAAAAAAAACTAAATAAATTTTTTAAAATGTTCTATTGTTTCTAAGAAAAATCCTTGACTACCTATAATTGACACAGGTCGCATTATTCTAATGTATGCGATAGCTTCGTTTGGTGTAAAATTTAATTTTAATATTAGCCATATACATATTAGCACACCTGTTCTACCAAGCCCAGCACGACAATGAACAGCAACAATTTCATAATAGTTGGTCGAATTAACATTTGTAATGATTCTAAAACTATACTAAGTAGAACAAGTAGCAATGTAAGTAATAAATTATCATCTAGTAAATGTTTAATAGATAATATTATAAAATTACCATCATTGGCCAAAAAAATATAAGTAGTGGAACATTATTTGATATACATTCTATTAAAAAAAATATTAAATTGAAAAGTTCTATTGATGAAAAAACAATATAGAATTGGTTTATTATTTAAAAGTTTGTATATAAAATAATTATAAATATGAAAAACAAAAATGAATATAATAACAAAGCAGAAAGGCTTGCTATTGTTTTAGATATAGCTAAAAAACTAAAAAATTATAAAATTAAAAATGGTAGTACATTAAACTTGTACAATCCTGAATTATGTTCTTTCATTGAAGAATATAAAAAAATAGCAAATGAATACATAAAACAAGATGATAATGATGTAAATGACTATTGTGGTACTTTGCTATTTGAAGAAATAAGTAAAAATATAGAATATAAATTACCAGCACATAAATCAACTGCTCCTTTGTTTGTTATTAGATATTAGCTAGACAAGCCGTTTAGTCAGCTAGTATATTTATTCCTGCAAAGTTTTTGATGATGTCCTTGTCATCGTTGATGGGTTCGCGATATTTATCGTTGCACAAATGTACACCATTGTACTTGGCTACAATATTCTTAGCACACTCCTCCATCTTCCTGCAAATAGTGCTATTTATTTTAGAGCAGAATACTCGTGTTTTCACGGATTCAGAAGCCCATGCTTTGACACGACCAGTGATACGCCCAAAGAGCTGATACAGATTGTCGTTAGTGATTTTGCGGTATCCAAAGATAGCAGTTGTGAACATGCCAAGTTCTTTGGATACAAGAGTTTGTCCCATACCAACACATAAATATCCAGTGATTACAAGGGGACGACCAAATACCATATTTTCACGAAGATGGTAGGCAATCAAATCTCCTAGTTCTCCTGATTTAAGAACAAGATCAATTACTACTTTTTTTCCTTCTTCATCTGTGAAACGAATATTTTTCTCAACCCCGTTAAGTGTCACGACAACACATCGAGGATTAATTTTCATCACCATGTTGCGAATGATGTTGTGTGTCACACGCTTGCGTGTAGCAGGGATAAAGATACGAGAACCTTCTGACAATATATCGGGATTTTTTTTTATGATAGATTCCGCATACTTGATATTGTATATCTCGTTGTAGTAGAGGTCATAATTGTTTGAGTCGTCCTCTAAAACAAACTTGCAATGCTTGAACTCCATGTCTTCCCAGCCAAAGTAGTTGCATTCGTTATACTCAGCTATGTTGACGATGGTAATTTTCTTCCAGTAGTCATCAGGATCCTCATTGAATTTGTCCCAAATAATATCAGGAGTAGCCGTCATTGCCATGATACCATGGACAATGTCGTAATCATCCATCTTCTCAATATTTCCGCGGATATTGGCCTTCTTTGACTTGATGTACTTGTGAAGCTCATCAAAATATACGAAGCTACGTGATATAGCTGTTTCGTTGTTGTTGAGAAACTCCATGTATTTGAAGCAGTCATCAAAACGCCTATAATTGCTGCAAGCAACAATGATTTTGGGCATTTTGACAGGATCCTTGGAAAAACTAATAAGCTTGCAGAGACTGTCGAAGTGCATTAAATCTCCCTTATAAGTAGAAGCAAAAATAGCAACAGCATTTTCGCCATGTTTTTTCTTAATATCACTAAGTCTGTTCGCGAACTGTTTATTGTTGAGGAGAGTATTCATGGTGAGAACAAAGTGAACACTCCTGCCTTTCGAGGGATCGTGCTTAATTTCATCTAGGATCTTGTTGATGGTAACGAAGGTCTTGCCCATCTGGGTGGGAAGGATGCAAAGCTTAAACTTGTTATGTTCAGTCATACTTGAAAGTGTGATGCCTATAAAAACTGAGTATAGCTATCAATTTTTTAAAAAAATAGAACAATTATGTTCTGTGTAGTATAAAGTTGATATTTTCTTTATAAAGGTAAGCTAATTACTATTAGAGATTATAAAGCATAAATGAAACAAAAAGCTAAAAAAAGAATCTAAACCAAAGAAGAAGAAAAAGAGTAACGAGAGTACATAATCTTATTTTTTTATAATTTTCAAGAAGTTTAAGAAAGTCAAAAGATTTAGAGAATTATGTACTCTTTTTAAATAGAAGTATACATAATAATATTAGAGCAGTTGGTAATAAAAGTAGCCATGCTATGTAGCATTATTGTAATAGTCTTAAAGAAACTAATATTTGTATGATTTATATATGGATTAAGATTCCACGATAATATAGCAAATGCAAAGTATATTAAAGATACAGCTAATAATGTAAAGTATCGACGGAATTTTTGTAAATCCATATTGTAATATGCATAAAAGATAGAATAATATAATGCCAATTGTACAACAACTATGTCAATATACATGCGTAATTTTTCTTCTAGTTTACACCATAATAATATAGAAGTTATAAAAACGGATATTGCAGGTATACTTGCATAATATTTGCCTAAATATATAGCGGTAAGAAAGCTAAATAAAGCAAGAAAACTAACAGCTATCATATATTTATTCATAATTATATAAAAAGAATATAATATAATATATAAAAATGAGGTCACAAATTATATATTCGTTACTATTCTTAGCAAATATGGTTCATGGATTTACATCTACAATATCAGTTAATAATCTAAGTACATTAAATGGGTTAAAAAATCGCAGAGCTATTGATACTCATAATAAATTAAGAAGTTTTAAGATGAGTAATAACATTGATAGTAGCGAAAAGGACGCAGCAAAAACACTAGATACAATTAAAACACCACGTAGATATATGCTATTATATGGTGCGACAGCATCATTATGTATTATTAATTTAGTTAAAAGTGTAAAATATCCACAATATAATCTAAAAATTCTTGAAAATGTACAAAATAAGTTATTTAGAGAAGCCACACCATCAATTTGCTATATCAGCACAGAATATGGTAGTATGGCAGATAAATATAATATAAACAAAGATGATTTACCAAAAGGAGTTGGTTCGGGATTTGTATGGGACAATAATGGTCATATTGTAACAAACTTTCATGTTATTAATAAGGTAGATAGTGCAATTGTTACAATTACTGATAAAAATAATAATAAAAAAGAGTATAAAGCTAAATTAACTGGTGTAGATCCTGATAACGATTTGGCTGTTCTTAAAATTGATATGAATGATGGTGATAGTCTTAAAACAATTAAATATAATAAAGCTGCTAACCCAGCAATTGGTCAGTTTGCATTTGCAATTGGTAATCCTTTTGGACAAGACCATACTCTTACAACAGGTATTGTATCAGGTGTAAATCGGGAAATTACAGCACCAACTGGTAGGAAAATTAGTGGAATTATTCAAACAGATGCTGCTATCAATCCTGGAAATAGCGGAGGTCCTCTACTAAATACAGATGGAGAAATTATTGGAATCAATACAGCATCAATGGGAATGGGAGTATCAGCGGGTATTGGATTTGCTATACCTATTCAAAAAGCGGTTAAATCAATTACTGACATTATTGAAACCGGTTTTGTAAAACGTGCTATCATGGGTATTTCTTATATGGAACGTAATCCAAGTATTGTTGAATCGGAAAAAAGCGGAATTCCTATTATTGAAAAAGGTATTTTAGTTCTAGATGTTCCACCAGATTCACCTGCGGCAGCCGCGGGAATTAAAGGAGTAACAAGAAATGAAACAACTAAACGCATAGAACAAGTCGGAGATATTATTATTGCTATCGCAGATAAATCAGTAAATAATCCTAATGACCTCAATAACATTCTAAAAGAATTTAAACCAGATGATATTGTAAAAATCAAGTATCTAAGGAATAAAGAAGAAAAAGAAACAACACTAAAATTAGGAAGTTACAAAGGAACTACATTTACACAATTAGAAAACGAACGTGGTAATGATTTTGCTAAAAAAGAAGGCAATGAAGTAAATATTCCTCTAAAAAATCTTGAACCTAAAATAGAACCTAAATTAAATTAATACAATAATCTAAAATTCCAATTCTCATATAATCAAAGAAATATTTTGGTTTACATCTATCATACCCGTCTTTAAAATTCGAATCATGATAATAGTATTTTTTTATTAATTCAATTATATCAATAATGCAATTATAATAATGCTCTTTTTTTGGTTTACAAAAATTATTTAACTTTTTGTAAATTTCATTCATATAATGAATAAGTATAAACATCATTGTTAATTTAGTATAAATAGTTGTATTAGAATAACATTCAATATCAATTATATTTTTTATTTTTTTAAACAATTCATTAATACCAATTCTATTTGTATATTTAAATTCTAAATTTTCCAATATTTGAATTACACAATCATATTTTTTTTCGTTAAGAAATATATTTAAAGAATATAATTCTAAATGTGATATTATATAGTTATATCTATAATTAATAACATTACTAGAATACTTACCATCATCATTAAATAATGGAGTATTTACTTCTTTATAATTAGTAATATTTGAATTATATAATATGTATTTATAATAATCAAAATACACATCAATATATTTTTTTAATTCAAAATATTTATCATTTGGTATTTTACTAATAATTTTATACCCATATTTTATTTTAAACAATTCGTAATAATATTTATATAATAATTCATCTGAATTATTATTGTGTCTATAAAAGAAATGATTATATATTATTTCAGTATTTTTAACTTTTGTATATGTAATATCATCTGATGATATAGGTATTGGTATTTTATAAGTATTAAAATAATATTTTAAATTACTATAATTATAATAACTATTTTTGATAGCATATTTAAAAGAAATTTTATTAAATTTATTAAAAGATTTAATTAATGTAGCATTTGAATTAAGTAGTAAGTTTTCTAATTCATTATAATAATCTTTACATGTAAGTGCAAGATTAATAATATTTTCTAAATTATTTAAATAGATACTAATATGTTGTAATGCTAATATATCAAAATCTTTTATAGATATTATATTATTAATTATCATTAATAATATAATTAATATAAAAAAAATGTCAATTTTTATTTAGAAATTAAGTAACAACTATCAATCATATAATCATTATCTACATATTTTAATGCCCATCTATATATTACATAACACATATTGTTATTATTGGGATTACTTTCAGGATAATACATATCATTAAATTGAATACCATTGTAAATCATAGTATTATAATCTGCTTCAACTTTAACATCAACAATATAATATGACATATTAAATTCTTTATCATATTCATATTTGTAATTAACATAAGAATAATTATAAAATTTTCCTAGAAGAATAGCATACTTACTATTATTAAAAGTTTCAATTAAATAATTTGTATTTTGTGATTTCAATGGATTTGATGAAGCACAATGTAGTTTTAAATTTTCAATGGAAACATATGCGTCATTATTTTTAAATGATAGCATAACATTATCTAATACTGCATTAAAATGTTCAACTTTATCATCTTTGTTAACTTTTTCTACTTCATTATTTGACATATTAGAAGTACTATTTGTATTAATCAAATTATTTGATTTTTTTAGAGTTGGTAAATTAAAAGCTTCTTTTTGTGCATCAATAATTTCAATGATTCTATTAGCTTCTTCTCTTAATTGTTCAATGCTTTTCTCTTCAGCACTTACAAGTTTTGCTGATAAAAATGGGGCTACTATAAAAGGCATTACTTTAATACAATCTCTTCTTTTTAGAGATATCACTGGCTTATCATTTTTATTATTTAGCAATTGCATATTATAACTAAAACCACTTGCGTAATTAATAAAAATAAAACCAAGTACAATACTTTTCAACATTTTATATTTAACATAAATAAGTTTTATATGTATTTACATGATATCATAAGAACGCAATTGATTAATATCATATTCTTCTTTAACATCTACTTTTAATTTTTTTAACATAATTTTGTAATCATCTCCACTAACTTCATTTCCAGATGGAAAGATCACGCCTTTAACAGGATTTTTTAGCATTTTATCAATTGACAATGGTTCTTTATCATCCTTATAGTCTTCACCAAAAAAACATTCTTTTACACTTTTACCTAATTCTTTACAAGTTTTAAGGGATTGATACATATCAACTGGTTGCGCAGTATCTTTATAGTAAACTTCAAATGTTTTCCCAGCACCATTAGTTGTATCCGCAGCAGCAACAAGTACATCTGCTAAATCTATTCTAGAAATAATGCCACTTTTAGAAATACCCTGATTGAACTCTACTTCTTTAACACCTCTGCGCTCTCCTGGCGATAGCATACCTGGTCTAACAATTGTATAAGTCATGTCGCTTTGTGTATTTTCATATAATAATTTAATACGTTCTTCTCCAACTTGTTTTTTATAACAATTTTCACAACTTGCAACTCCTCTATCAATAGCTTCTCCCATTTGCTCTTTTCCTTTTTGGCATTTCGCACAAATTGAAGATACTACAACAAGACGTTTAACACCACAATTAATCGCTTCTTTTGCTACATTTACAAGTCCAATATCTTCTACATCATAACTTGGTTCAGCAATAATGCCTTCTTCTTCATTTTTCTTCATTTCATCATAACTCTTAGTTCCAGGTGTTCCCGTTAGTTTTACTTTTGGTCGCGATGCAGCACAATAAATAACGGATTCTGCATTTTTCATAATATTTTTGAGACTATCAGAATTAATTACATCTGCTATCACAGATGTCACTTTATTTTTATCTTTAATATTGTCAATTACTAGTGTATTAATATCTGCATGTTCTCTATCAACAATATTTACTTTGCGACGTGTCACAGCTACAACATTAAAACCTTTTTCTAATAAGGCTCTTACAGTATCTCCACCCGTATATCCAGAAGCACCAAATACAACAGCTTTTTTTGCAATTGATGCATCAGCTTTTTGAGGATTACTCATAATAGTGAGTATAGAATATGATGCTAATGGTGCCAATTCAATGAAATTGCGGCGACTAATATCATTTTGAAATCTAGCATTTAATTTAGTTATCGCAGGTTTATTTCTAAATATTTTATTATGGTTTAAATTATTCAAAGGTACAAAGGCATTTGCATAAATTGCAAGGGATAATATTAAAATTTGTTTAAGCATTTTATATATATTATAACATATTTTTATATATAAAACATATCAATATTAAATATACTAATATGAAAAATATAGCTTTTTGGTCTAATCAATTGGGGGAAAGGGGGACTGAAATAGCAATGTATGATTATGCTTATTATAATCAAACACTATTAAATAATAAATCATTTATATTTTATGAAATAAATAATGGGAATAATAATTTAGATGTTATAAATAAATTTACTAAACAATTTAAAGTAACAGGAGTAAATGATTTTAGTGATGTAGATGAATATTTAAAAAAATATAATATTGATATCATTTATATAATAAAATCAGGTCATAATGATGGTAGACTTAGTAAAGTAGCAAAAAATATTATTCAATGTGTTTTTACTTGCAATGAACCACATGGAGATGTATATTGCACAGTTTCAGATTGGGTTAAAAATAATAAAAGATATAATGCTGATATAAATAATATATTGACATTACCCCATATTGTTAGTTTGCCCGAACATAAGGAAGACATGCGTGAAAAATTAAATATACCAAATAAAGCTATTGTATTTGGTAGACATGGTGGTTGTAACACATTTACACCCTTGAAACTTTAAAATGGGACAAAATATTGTCTTGAAAATTAAAAATATTAAAATTATTATCTAATATATTAATATATAAATGATTATCTAATATATTTAATATATAAATGATTAAAACTATAATTTATTCTTGTGTATTTTTTAATGAAAAATATATAAATTTAATAAATTTGTTGCTAAAAAGTTATAAACTTTTTGGTAACTCTTCGGATGATGTTGATTATTTAATAATATGTAATCCTAATTTTCAAAAAAAAATCCAAGCAATATTTGATAATTTAAATATAAGTGGAAAGATATGGTGTATAGACCTAAAAACTAAATTTGAAGCTGGATATTCAAGGCTTAAAATATTTGATTATCCTGATATTAATTTATACAATAAAATATTATATTTAGATTGTGATATTTTAGTAACTAATTCAATAAATAATATATTAGATTTTCAATTGGAAAATAAATTATATGCTTTAAAAGAATACGTTGATAGGAATTTCCATTGTCAACTATTTACTGATGAAGAATACGAATTGTTAGATAAAAATTCTGCCTTTTCTTCTGGTATATTACTATTCAACAATCATAAAGTAATAAAAGATTTATTTTCACAAATATTGTTACATATTCATAACCATATTACTAGTGACTTACCTATACCTTTTTGTTTAGATCAACCATTTATTGTTTATCACGCAGTTAAAAATAATTTATATAATAACCAAAAATTAATAAATATGGTTATTAACAATCCAAATAATTTCAATAACGAAACTATTAGTCATTTCCCAGGAGGACCAGGTCATTATGAAAGTAAACTTGTAAAAATGACTAATTATATGAGGGATATTATGTTTAAATTAAATAAAAATAATTATTTTAAAATACAAATTGATGATTATAAAAATATTTTGGATAATAATAAAAATCATTTCGATAAATTATATACAATATGTAAAGAAATAGGAGAAAAAGTTGAAGGGAATTGTTTTACTCAACATCTAAATATTGATAATACAATAAATGAATTAATTTATAAACAATTAAACCATTTCAGTTTAGGATTGAATGCTACTAATATAATGGAGATTGGTTTTAATGCTGGTCATAGTAGTTTATTATATTTATTAGCAAATCCAAATTCTAAATTAACTATATTTGATATATGTGAACATAAATATACGCTCCCTTGCTTTAAATATTTACAATCAGTATTTCCTAATAGATTAGAAATTTTTCCAGGTGATTCTACAAAAACAGTTCCTGAATTTAGTATTAATAATCCAAATACAAAGTTTGATTTGATACATATTGACGGTGCTCATTTTGGAAGTATACCAAATAAAGATTTTTATAATTCTTTAACATTGGCATCAGATATTATTATATGGGATGATACTCAAATTAAAACATTAAATGATTTACTAAATGGATATATAAAGAAAGGACTTGTTAGTGAAATATTTATGTACAAAACATTAGTTTATCAACATAGAATATGCAGAATAAACCAATTATTAAACAAAAAATATGTATGGGAGAACTCCAATATAGAATTTTTAGAAAATGGTAAAATGAATGCGTTTGGGACAGGTAAATATAGATTTATTGATAAATATTTAGTAAAATGTGATTTTGGTGGTAGGGAACATATATTAAAATTTAATCAAAGTTATTCAACCTTTATTTCTGTTAGACAAGATGATTTTGAAGTAGTTGTTGGAAATCATTTATAGTTTTTAATTTTTCTTGTATTTCTCAATCTTATAGTTTTATTTTTTTTATTATAAGCATACTCAAAATAATTTTCATAATTATTTTTTTTACTTTTCTAATTGATTTTTTAACTTCTAATTTTAATTCATTAAATTTTAATACTTTCTTATTTAACTTTAATGAATGTTTTATTTGATTAAACCACATTTCAATTGCATTTGTTTTTGGTGTATATGGAACTGTAAATAAATATTTATTATCACTATCTATAATTTCTTGTTTGACTAAATTATTATTGTGTGCTCTTGCATTATCTAAAACAAGTAAATAATTTTTATACTTTTGAAAAATATAGTTTTGTAGAAAATCTACAAATCTTTCTTTTGTTGAACCACCTTTTTCATATAAAATCCACCCTAAACATTTTTTATTAGATATAGCAGATAATAATGTAAATTTCTTGAATACGAAATTATCATTTGTTTTTATGACACATCTTTTACCACTATCGCATCTTGAATATTCCATTATCATTGCTGGACTAATAGATGTTTCATCTATACTAATAATTTTATTTAATGGGTATTTTTTAATCTCTTTATAGAATTGAGTTAATTCTATTTTTTTATTGACTGGTTTATTATATTTTGTAGTTGGAAAATGTTCATGCCTTGTTCTTTTTCTTGTTTTATTATTATCTCTTAACACCTTACCTAACCATTGTGGAGTAACATTAAAATCTTTATATTTCTTCTTAATTTGTTTTGATAATTCTAACATAGTAATTTGTTCATTATATTTTAATAATTTTAGAGCGTATTCTACTTGTTGTTTTGTTATTTTATAAGATATTGGTTTTCTATTATATCGTTTACTAGATTTATCATTATTATATCTTTGAACCCATCTTGATAAAGATTGTTTTTTACAATTAAAAATATTACATACATAATCCATACTTACATCATTATCTAAATAATAATTCACAGCACTAATTTTATAATCTCCACTTTTATGTTTAGACATTATTATATACTATTAAATTATATATTTTGTCCCATTTTAAAGTTTCAAGGGTGTAATATAAAAAATGTCATGGGATTGGTTTACGATATTGCTAAACATAATAATAATATATATTTTTTATTTGTTAATACACAGAAATTTTGTCCAAAATTGCCAAATATTATCCATTTAAATGTCATTGTGGACTTAAATGATAAAAGAAGATTTATAAATACATGTGATGCAATGCTTTGGGCAAGAAGTGATGGAGAAACATTTGGATTATCAATTGCAGAATTCTCTATATGTAATAAACCTGTTATCGCGTGTAAAACAGGAGATCTGGCTCATGTTGAATTATTAAAAGATAAAGGTATATGGTATAATAATATATACGAATTAAAAAATATTATTACAAATTTTAAAATAAATAATGATATGGACTATAATGTATGTAAAGAATATTCACCTGAAAAAATAATGAATATATTCAATAATATAATAACATTTTTGAAATAATCTATTTATATTATAGAACAAATGTCAAAAGTATATACAAAAACAGGAAAGGAAAATGTTTGTGGTAAAGAAAAAACAATATATGAATTGGAAGATAAAAAATATATAAAGCAAAAAGAAAAAAATGGCGAAGTATATATTGAAGTTAAAAAATATATTGAAAAAAAGAAAGCTAAGAGAGAATGTTTAAATCCTTTGCTTGACAGAAGATTACAAATATTAAATAAAATATTGAAAAAAAGTTCGTCTGTAAAAGCAGTTGTGGATACTAGTTCAGCAAGACGTAAAGCTAGTTCGGCAAGACGTAAAGCCAGTGCAGCACGTAGAGCTAGTTCAGCAAGACGTAAAGCCAGTGCAGCACGTAAAGCAAGAGAAGAAAATGTTCTAAATATTACCAATAGTTCTTCATTTAAATTATCTCCTGGCCCTGCTCGAACACCTAAAAGATTTACTTTATCAGAAGCAAGAATATCCAATAGATCTGCAAGCTCTATTAAAAAACAATGTAAAGTTAATTGTGAAAAAGATGGTAGAATTTGTAATACTAAATCGGGACGTTGTATTAAACCAAAAAAAGAAAAATCTGTAATAGTCAAAAAAGCTAAACTTGAAGTTTTTGCGGAAAGACCATGTAAGCAAGATTGTAGTGCTTTAAATAAAATATGCAAAGTATCAACAAGACGATGTGTAAATCCTCCAAAAGCTAAACCAAAACCAACAGCAGAAAATTTTAAACCATGTAAAAAAAATTGTGGTGAAGGTAAAATATGTAACTTTTTATCTGGAAGATGCATCAAACAAAAAGAATAATATATAATAATATATAATAATATATAATAATATATGAAGTTAAATTTATTGTATGATGAATTATATGACATTATTTTAAATAAAAATGATGATTTAATTAAAATGTTGTCATTTGAATCATCAACAAATCGTTCATTAGTTGCTGCTTTTGAAGGTATATATAATACCATAAAAATAATAATTTTAAATAATAAATTTGATATTGCTATTGATGAATACTTTAATAATGGAACTTCTAAAAAAATATTATTAAAAAAAAATAATGTAAATATTATAATAAATTATAATTTAAATGAAAGTGAAAATATATTTACAATAATAACTTTATATTGTAATAATATTAATTATTAATATATTATTTTTATATATATAATGAATAACTTAATTGAAATTCATTCTGATACTATGGATATATATATTAGTGAAGAAGATGATAATGAAATATCTAACGATAGTAACGATAGTAACGATAGAAACGATAGAAACGATAGAAACGATAGAAACGATAGTAACTATTGTAATTATTGTAATGATAGTAAAATTCAACAAGTTCAGCAATTACAAAAAGAAGATAATAAATTACTAACACAACAGCAGCCACAAAATTCACAACAACCTAAAAATAGTGTTAAAATACTTGAAGACAAAGTAAAATCTGCAATGGTAAAGCTACAAGAAATTATTGCTAATAAAAAGAAGGAGGAAGATTCCTTAATTAAATTACGTGAAGAAGTTGATGTAATTAAACGCGACGAATTAGAGTCTCTCAAAAATTCCAAAAAAATTTTAGAAAATAGATTGGCAATATGTCTAGATGAACAAACAAAGAATATTATAATCGCAAGACGTTCATATCATAGTATTAATAATAAATATTGGTTGTCATCTATTTCTATACTAGTTTTTTCATCTATAATAACATTTATTGAAGCAGTAAGACTTATTATTGAAAATACAGAAAATAAAAAAAGTAAAGTATTAACTTATGTTATTAGTATATCATCAATATTTATTGGCATATTAATAACAATAATAACGGGATATATAAAATTTAATGATTATCAAAATAAATTAGAAATTATTAGTAGTCGTTTATCTTTATTATTACAATATCAAAAAAAATTTGAAGTAATTAAGTTTCAATTATCTACATATTCATTACCAAATAATAAAGGCAATAAAGATTTAGTGCATTGTAGAAAACATAACACATTAACAAAAGAAATTTTAAAAGATTTCAGCAGTTCTCTTAACAAATTGGAAGAGGATATACAAAATAACGAATTATTAAAATATATCACTGATAAAAATGAAATAAGATATTATCGCGAATATGTTGACACCTATATTAAAAACATTATGTATAATAATTATATTAAATCATTAACATCATATGTAAGAGAAAATGATAATGATGGAATAGACACTGACGAAGAAGTAATTAAAAAGCAAGAAATATTAGAAAAGATTACTAAAATAGCTAATATTAAAAATAAAAAGAATTCTAAATATAAGGAAATTATTGATTATGAATTATTTAAAAATATAAAAGAACTAAATGAACTTAAAGAAATAAAAGAATTTAACGAAAAACGAAATAGTGAAATTGTATAAAATTATTTTATATATAATAACTATATAGAAATGTCTGGTAATTCAGAAGAACTTAATTTGTTAAAAGAATTAGGTAAAATTTTAGATGATATACATGAGTTTGTTGATAATAATATATCTAAACCAGTAAATAAATTTACTGATGACAATATAAAAAAACCATTGAAAGATAATCTTAATATTAATTTATAACGTATTTCAAGTGATTTTAAGAGAATAATTAAGGATATTATCATCATACATTTTTTTTATAACAGCATGCATATTAATAACATCATATTTAGAATTATGAGCATTTTCTAATTCTTTATTAAATGCGAACTTATAAATTTCTTTTAAAGAAGGATTTTTATATCTATTATATTGATTTATAATTTTAACAATATCTTTACAATGTTTCATTGTACATAATATAGTCTTTTTATTAATTTCTTTAATAATGTAATGCTTGTCTCTTCTATACAATTCAGATTTAATAACATTAATATCAAAAGCAATATTGTGTGCAATAATATGTGTTACTTCTTTCAAGCTTTCATAAAATATTTCAAGAGCTTCATTAAAATCAACACCTTTTTCAATAGATATTTCATTTGTAATTCCATGAAACTTTGAGTTTTCAATATTGAAGTTTTCTTTTTTAATGATATAATCATACATCTCTTTTTTATTGAAATTATCATCAGTAATCATATACGATAGTTGTACAATGCGTGCTGTATCATATCTATTTAATAGTTTATAATATGGGTAATCACCCCATTTTAGATTTAAGTTTTTTGTATCAGGTAGACCAATTGTTTCAGTGTCAATAAATAAAGCCATTATTGTATAATTATAATAACAAAGTATTATATCAATTTTTAATTATCTCTGCCAAAACTTTTTTATAAAAATAGTCTACGAGAGTTTCCCATCTATAATTTTTTAGAATATTTTCTCTACCATTTATTCCATGAGTTTTTGCCAACTCAGGTTCACTTAAATATTTCCAAAATCCTAACGCAAAATCGTGAGGATCTGTTAATTCAGCCTTACCACCAATACCATTTGATTTATTATCTAAATAATAGTATATTTTTGATTCAACAGGTATAGAATTATCTTTTGATAAATACTCGCGAATACCTCCAACATATGATGATACTTGTGGTTTTCCTAATCCCAAACATTCAAAAACTGTTAATTCATAACCACCGCCATTACAATTATTACAACCAACATCACACGAATTATATAATATATTAATTTCTCTATCCGATAATTGTTGTGGCATCTGTACTTCTACAATTGTTGATTTAACATAATCCAAAGGAACATCTCTAAATTTCACCTCATTTTCTAATACATCCCATAGGTTCCAATATGCATCAATAGACGTCCCAACAATTAATTTTATTTGACGCTTTGTATATTCATTAACCATATAATCCTTACATTCTTTAACATTAGCTTTATAATGCATTTCAACAAATTCAACCCACGCAATTATAGTATGATCCCAGCATTTTCTCGGTTGATTTCTATTTAAATTTAATACCATAAAATCGTCATCATTATATTTAAAATAGGTTCTTGCAACATTTTTTGGTATAGGATAATAAATATTTGTATCAAAGCCATGAGGAAAAGTATAAATTGGTATATCTTTATTAATTCCTAATTTTCTAGCTATATCTTTCCAATATGGTGTAAATGTAATAATAGCATCGTAATGTTTGTTTAATAATTCAATATAAGCTTTCTTTTGATAAGGATAAACTTGATCCATATATGATACTAATTTAAAGTTTTTTCTTTCAGTAATACATTCATTTATAATTGTGTTTGTTAAAGATGTTGTAATCATATTATCATTGAAAATTATTATAATATCTTGTGGATTTTTCTTGATATAATCTCCTATTTCTTTTTCACCAAAACCACTTCGTTTAGGATTTTCGGTAGCCATAGCATCATGTATTTTGACATTTTTAGGAATATTATCACGTAAACTTTTACCATTTGTATTGGCAACATTTTGAAATCCATAGACAGTCAAATCAATATCTTTATATTCTCCCAAATATTTAGATATATAATAGACAACTTTTGAATATCCATTACTAGTACCAATAGGGTATGTACCACACAACATAATACGTGTTTTATTTTTTTCAGGTGGTACCCACCAATTAATAGATTTTTTATTGGTTTCTTCACCTACAATTATAGTATTATTAATAAGATCTGATAAATTAATGGTCATTATTAAATGATAATTATAATATAAATCTTATATATCATCAATTAAATAAAAATAAAATTAAACGTTTTGTTGAGATAAACCACCTTGTATAGGTTGTAATTTCTGCATTAGTGGCATCTGGTTATAATTATAAGGCATTATATTTTGCGATGGTTGGGGTGGCTGATATGAATATTGAGGTATATTTATTTCATTAATCTTGCTATTCATATATTGTTCTAGAATATGTGTTGTCTTTTTCATACCTATTTGAATTGATAATTCAACGAGATAATCACATAATAATATAATTATACAACCTACAAATAGTATTATAAATACATTTATAATTAAATTAATATTATTTTGCGCTTTTTTATTTTCTTCTATGCTTTTTGATAATATTACTTCTCTTTTTTTGAGTTCTTCTATTTCTTTTTCTAATTTAATAGTTTTAGCATCATGTTGTTGTGGTTCAAGATAACCACGTTTCCCCATTGTATTAGACAATCTCATTTGATCAAAGAATGCCTTTTTTTCGTCACCATCAATTTTCGTTTCTAATGCTTTTAAATATTGAAGAGCATCGGTTGCTTTTTTTCTTTCATCGAGACTTAAATTAAAGTCTGATGTATTTAATAAATTATTACCATTATTAAAAATAGTACTTGTGTATTCATTTGTATTGTTATTTGTATATGAAGAGATGTTACTATTAGGCATATAATTAGATAATTTATTATTAGGATTGTATTTAACTTCGTCATTTAAATTATTAATATCAAAATATTGTTCTAAATCTTCATCATAATATGGCATGATATCATTTTTAGAATCCATATTTGACATATTGATATCTTTTGGTGAATTAAAATTTTCCTCCGTATAAACTTTCATAGCGTCTTTAAATTCTTTTTTACAATTTCCCGAAATAGGAATTGTATATGGTGGGGCTTGAATTGGATCACATGATTTACTTGCACTTTTAATATATTCTTCGTAATCTTGTATTTTTTCACTAGAAGCAGTTAATTTACTTGTTTCTATATTAGATGGTCCTTTACTTAAATTACTTTCTGGAATATCTCTAAGTTTATCGCGTTTTTTTTTTTTCATTTTATCAAAACTATCCAAATTATAAGCTTCCTCAATAGTTGAATAGTACATTCTTATTTTTTAAGATATTCTCTATTATACAAAAAGGAAAGAAAAACACAAAAAAAATATTTATATAATATAATTGTAAAGAAGAAATATGAATAATTTAGAATTCAATGACGTTCTTAATACATTTTTTAAAGGAATTATTTCGGGTTTTTTTATAGCATATTTGATAATGCTTGGTTTAAGACCATCGGCTGAATATCCTGATAATATTTTAGAAATAATAGATAATCCATGGGTATTTATTGTATTGATTTTAGTAAATTTCTATGCTATACAATGGGATATAACTATCGGTTTATTATTATTATTATCTATAATAGCTTTATTATTAGATGTAATTATATTTACGGAAGGAGAAGTATTTAATAATAATATCAATATAGAAAACTTTAAAGAAGAAAAAAAAGATACAGATTCATCAGATTCTTCTGACGAATCAGATTCTTCTGATGATGAAGTAGAAAGTAAGGATAGTAAGAAAAAGCCAAAAGAATCCACAAAGAAAAAAAAAGAAAAATCAAATAGTGACGAAGATAAAATGATAGAAAAAATTGTTAGTAAGGTTTTAAAATCTATAAAAGATAACTTAGATGATGTTTTAAATTAATAAAATTAATTATAATAAATAGAATATGATATCAAATATTGAAGGTATAGAACCATTATCAATATTTTTTTTAATATTAGTACAATTTGGAGGAAGATATCTTAAAGTAGAGTTTACACCTGCTCAACAAAAAATAATAAATAATTCTATATTTCAAACAATAATATTGTTTTCAATAGTTTATATGGCAACAAAAAGCTTTGCTAAGAGCGTAATTATTGTATCACTTATATATATATCTATTAATGTTTTATTTAATGAAAACCACAAATATAATGTATTATCCAAAAAATGGCTTATTAAAGAAAAAATATTAAAAAAAAGTGATAAAAAACCATTAAAAGAAATTTACAAAAAAAATATAGAGCATCTCAAATAAGCTTTTTATATTAATTAATTATTTAAATTTGTATTATCTTTTAACTTATTACAACATTAAATACAAATAGTTTTATTACACTTATAACATTATAATTTTTCAAATGTTTTATTATCATTACATATAAAACATTCTTCAATATTCATTTTATACTTAATTTATATAAAATTATATAAGGAATATATTTATATATATAAATAAGCTGCTATAGCTCAGTCGGTTAGAGCACTCGGCTGTTAACCGAGTTGTCGCAGGTTCGAGCCCTGCTAGCAGCGTTATTATTTTTCCATTTAATATTAAAAAATGATTTAATATTAATTTATGTAATTATAATAATGAAGTATGAAAATTACATTGGTAATCTATATACAATTTATGAAAAACCAAGAAGCAAGTTTACTATAACTGATGTGGAAAAACCTATAAACAAGTTTACTATAACTGATGTGAAAAAACCAATAAACAAGTTTACTATAACTGATGTTGAAAAACCTATAAACAAGTTTACTATAACTGATGTGGAAAAACCAATAAACAAGTTTACTATAACTGATGTGGAAAAACCTATAAACAAGTTTACTATAACTGATGTGGAAAAACCAAGAATAAAGTTTACTATA